GTGAGCTGCGCGAACGCCTTGATCTTGTCGTCGAGAACGGCCGCATCGCTGCTGATCGTGGCCTGCAGCCGCTGCGCCTCCTGGTCGCGGAGCTGGGCGGTGTATTCGAGATCAAAGCCGAGCGCCTGCTGGGTCGTCACCTGCTTCAGGTCGACCAGCGTCTGCATCGCATCGCTGAACGAGCGGATCGCCCCGCCGCTGAATTCGGACATCGCCGGCATCAGCCCGCGGATCGCGCGCCTCAGCTCGGCGATCGCCGACAGCGCCGGGCCGGCATCGGCGCCGAACTTGATCTGGACGTTGTCTGCCACGCGCTACTCCTTGGGTTGGCTGCGCGGTCCACCCGCGAGCGCCGCGGCGCGCTCCCGGTTGGCGGCCCGCAATGCCGCGATGTCGAAGACCGGCGCCGGCATCGCCGGACCGGGGCCGCGGGAGACCGCCAGCCCGGGCGGCGGCGCCGCCGCCAGATCCGCCAGGCTGCCGACGCGCTCGCCCGGCTGATGCGGCTTCCAGCCGAGCATCGCGGCGATCGTCTGCAGCATCAGGTGCGTCGGTGGGCTCTCGGCCCAATGCGCAAAGATCTCGCCGGCTTCGGTCAGCGTCATCGCGTCGATTACCGGATAGGAATATCCGCAGCCGGTGGCGAGGGCGCCGTAGACGCCGGCGAGCTGGGCTCGGCTGTCGCCACCGGCGCGGCTTCCCCCGGCTTCGCCTCCTCCAGCCCCAGCCCGGCCAGCCTGAGGATCGCCGCGACCGCGCGATTGACCTCGTCGAGGCTCGCCTCCATCGCCAGCACCGCCGCGAGGTCGATGGCCGGGTCGCTGCGCGCGAGCCCGGCCTCGATGATCCGCGCCGCGGCCTCGACCAGCGCCCCGCCGCTCTTGCCGGGCAGGTCGCCGATCACGTCGAGCACGTGGCGCAGCTGCCCCAGGGTCAAGGGCCGGATCGCAAACTCGCGGCCGGCGAGCCACAGCACCGCCTCGGTCATTCGTTGGTACTCAACGTGCCGATCGTGCCGCTGGCGTCGGCAAAGGCGCTGAAGTCGAATTCCTGGATCTCGTAGTCATCGACCTTGGTGGGCAACGACAATTTGGTCGCGGTGCACGCGTTCAGCACCAGGCTCAGCCCGGCAGGAACGTTCTGCGTCGTCTTCAGCGTATAGAATGTCGCCTTGAAGGTCGGGGTGTAGCCCATGAACTGGTTAGTGAGGGTCAGCTTGCGGCCCGCCGTGGTGGTGTAGAGATAGCTGATCGTCACCGCGGCAGCGGCATCGGCAGCGGCAAAGGTGTAAACGCCACTCGCCAGGTTGACCGAATACTGTCCCGCCGCCGATGGCGTGGTTACCCGGGTGAAGCGCATTCCGGCATTGCCGCCGCTGGCGTAATAGGCGCCGAGATCGTCGGAAAAGGTCGCGGCGTTCGCGACGGTCACCGTGAACGGCGTCGTCGCCGGCACCGCGGCGGCCTCGTTTTCCGACACGGTCAGTTGCCCCGTCGCGGGCGACTGGCCAAAGAACAGATCGCCGTAGATCGCGCCAAAGATGCGGGCAAACTTGGCCTTGCCGGCGATCTTGCCCTGGCCGCGCGCGATATCGAGCGGGAACTGGTACTGGCCGAACAGTTCCTTGGTCTGCCAGTCCCAGCTGATCTCGACATCCTGCAGGATGGCAAACTGGTCGGGGCCGATGCCCGAGCCGGGCGCGTCGGTCCGATTGCCCCAAAGCGCGCCGGCGCCGAAAGCGAGTTGCATGCTACTGGCCCTCCTTCAAGCGCCGCTTCAGTTCTTCCTTGGCGGCGAAAGCGTGGTTCCAGGTTTCCGTCACGCGGGCCACCACCGAGCCCGGGAAATGGTCGGCCCACCAGCGCTCGACGATCGTGTCGAGCGGGTGCGGCGGCGCATGGCCTTCCGGCGGCGCCAGCGGTTCAGCCATCGGATAGCTCCTGTCAGAGGCAGAGGATTTCGATCGGCACGATCGCAACCGCCTGGTCGCCGAGCACGCCTTCGTCGGTCTCGATCCGGCCAGCGATATAGGCGTGCTGGACCATGCCGGGCAGCCCGAGGTCTTGCAGCCCGGTTGCCGCGGCCGGCGCCAGCGCCGCCTCGACCGCATCGACCAGCGGGTTGAGGATCGTCGCCGGCGCCTGATACGAGTCGCTCGAATGGACGTAGAGGTAGAGCTCGGCCGACAGCGTCCACACGATCGGCGCACCGAGCGCCTTGACCGACGCATTTTCTGCTTTCTGGGTCATGTAGAGCGCCGGCTGCTCGGCCGGGGCGACATCGCTCCAGTGCCGCAGCCGCCGTTCGATGGTGACGAACGGCGCCGCCCCCGACACCAGGTCGAACAGCGCGGCATAAATAAGCTCGCGGCCGATCATGGCAACACGCTCCCGGCGACCGCACCGGCCAGCCCGGCGCGGATGTCCGGCGCCATCTCGGCAAGCGCCGAGCGCAGGAACGAGCGCTCCGGCATCTGCACCGGCGGAACCTCGACCCGCCTGAAAAACCGCACGCGCCCCTGCCAGGGAAACGCTAGCGCGCGGGCGCTTTTTGGCAGCTCCGTGCGGGCCGGGATCAGCCCGCCATATTCATGGATCGCGGCATACGGCACATCGCTGCCGAGCGTGACGCCGACCGCGCCGCCATTTGCCTCGACGGACACATCGATGCTGCCCGCGAGCCGGCCGCTGCGCCGCTGCAGCACGGCGCCCGACAGGTTGCGCTCGACCCGGGCGCGCAGCGCGTCGCCGAGCCGCGTCGCTTCCCGCGCGAGGTTCGCCGCAATCGCCCGCGGCATCGCATCGAGCCGTGCGGCGAGCGCGGCGCCGCCAATCACACTCGCCGCGATCACAGCGCACCCGCCAGGAATGCCGGGTCGGTCGCGGTCGCCGCCGGTTGCACAAAGCCCGAGATCGGCGCGACCGCGCGATACGGCGACAGCGCCGTCTTGATATCGTCGCTCATGTCCTTCTGCGAATAGGTGACGGTTTCACCGCCGCCCAAGGCCTTCGACACTTCGCCGATGCGGCTGCGCTCGCGATAGCGCTGGCACACCAGCTCGATGCACGCCTGGGCGATGTCGGGCGGGGTGGTCGCATACCCTGCGGTGTAGGTGACGACGACATTCTGCGCCCTCCGGGTGAAGACATAGCCGCGCAGCGCCAGCTCGGTCGGCGTAAACAGATAGCCGGCGCCAAAGCGGCTCCCTGCCGGCGCCGGCGGGATCGTCAGCCCGTCGATCGTCAGCCCCAGCACCGCCGACACCGGGGTGTTGGCAAAGCTGAGCCGCTGGCCCCCGCTGCCGTCGCGCACCTCGACCCAGTCTGCGGTGGTGACCGGGCGGCCAAGCCAGCGCCGGATGAACTGGCTGGCCGCGGTCGCCAGCCGGGTCAGCAGTGCGTCGTCGGTCGCCGGGAACGGGTTCTGCCCCACCTGCAGCCAGGCCTTGACGTCGGCCAGCGTGGTCAGATCGCCATAAGCCATCGCTTACTCCGCCACTTCTTGAGACGCGGCCGGCAGGGGCACAAAGCCGTGCGAGGCCAGTTCCAGCACGACCTCAGCCGGCACAAGGAAGACGCCGTCGCGGTCGGCCGCGAAAATCCGCCCATCGACCGAACAGGCGCGCGCGTCGGGGTGGCGGAGCGCGATCCTTTCGTCGCGCGCCGCCTCACGCTTCACTGCCATCAGCCGTTGCCGATATTGGTGATGACACCCATCGCAAACGGCGCGTACACCGCCAGCACCTCTTCGGCATAGACGCCGACCTGGCGCTGCCGCGTTACCACCGGCCAGTCGATCTGGTAGTAATCCTGCCGGGTCTTGACCTCGGCGACATTCGGCACTTCGCTCGACTGGTACTGGATCGGCAGGTTCTCGGCCCAGCCGATGATCGTGCCCGGCGGCACCCGCGGGTGGATGCGGATCGGAATGCGCAGCCCGCCGTTGAGCGCGAACGGATTGAAGTAGTACGACACCGCGCCGGCCGCGGCGAGGTCGTAGGCATTGCCGTCGGCGCTCGCCTCATAGCGCAGCAATGGCGCCGAGGCGTTGGACAGCACCTTGTCGGTGATGTTCTTCAGCTCCTGCACGTTGACGTACAGCACGGTCGGCGACAATTCGAAATTGTTCCACATCGTCTGGAACAT